ATGAACAAATCAAGCAATGATACGCGCAGATTCGCGAGATACGCGGAGACAGTTCTCCCAAAAGACGCTTCCGGCTGGCAGACGTTCAAATACGGCAAGCTGGGTGAGGTTACGGATGTTTTTCGTACTTTTGTGCTCCCGTATGAAAACGGACCATATACATTTGGAATGAGTTTTGAATACGATAGTTGGAACCGCATACAGAACATGACCTACCCTGACGGGGAGGTGGTGGGTTACATGTACAACAAGGGCGGGATGCTCAACAGCATGGCAGGCGTCAAGGACACGGCGACATACAAGTACCTGAGCGGCATCCGATACAACCGCTTCGGGTTGAAGGACACCGTGTATTACGGGAACGGGACATGGACGGAATACGAATATGACACCCTCTTGAGACTGGAGAGGATGAAATCGTTCACATCCTCCAACCCGGGAGTGAGCGAATTCATGCAGGACATCCGCTACCAGTACGACCATGTGGGCAATATCACGGAGATATCCAACAGTGCGGGCCCCCTATCCAACGGCCTTGGTAACCAGTATTACGGCCAGTATGAATATGACAATCTGTACAGGATGACGGCTTCAACCGGTTGGTGGAGAAGTGTGTATTTCACTTACGGGTTGGATTTGGACTACCATCCCAACGGGCGGATAGAGAAGAAGAACATGGTTGCGCCTGTTCTCACGCAGACTTTGTTTTCCATCGACTTGCAGCCCGTCCATTATGAAAGGCGCTATTTCTACACGAATACCAGCCAGCCGAACACCCTCACATACATCAACGACATGTCCCAGCAGCAGTTTGAGTGGGACAGGAAAGGCAACATGACTCGCCATACGAACAGCAATCCCATTCAAGACCGACGCCTTTGCTGGGACGAGCAGAACCGGCTTTTGGGCGTTGCTGACGGCGGTTATCTGTCGTATTACCAGTACGATGCCAACGGGGAGCGGGTGTACAAACTGGTGGGTGAGAATGCCCTGCAGAACAGGAACGGTGAGTGGCGTTCCGTCTATTATATGAACAGGCCGACGCTGTACTCGTCCCCTTACCTAGTAAGCTGTGAGCGGGGCTACACCAAACACTATTACGCGGAGAGTGAAAGGATCGCCAGCCGGATCGGGGGCGGCGGCCTGAACGACATAGACATGGGTGACAGTTTGGGACTATTCGCCTCTCGTCAGGAACAATTCAGGGTTTTTTTCGATGAGGTGATGACATGCCTTAACGTACAGGCGGTGATGGGGATATCTCCACTGCAGTTCCTGTATTCATGGAAACAAGTCGTATATCCTGAAACAGACTGCTACTGGTATCATCCCGACCACTTGGGTTCCTCCTCGTGGATAACCTACTCTGACGGCAAGGCCGTGCAGCACCTGCATTACTTGCCGTGGGGCGAGGACTTTGTGCGGCAGCGGAGCACAAACTGGTATGCCATGTACACATTCTCTGCCAAGGAGAAAGATATAGAAACGGGCTACTCCTACTTTGGCTCACGGTATTACAACTCCGATTTGAGCATTTGGTTGAGTGTGGATCCAATGAGTGACAAGTATCCACACCAATCAAACTATGTTTATTGTAGTAATAATCCGATTAGGATTATTGACCCTAATGGGGAGGATGAATGGGATTTGGCAAGGGATGGCACGCTCACAAAACGAGAAAATGGAAGAACTGATATAGATGTGGTGTATGCTACAAATAGTAAAGGGGAAACCGTATCTCGAAGTTATAAGGCAAATACAATAAATCAAGACCCAAAAGACTTCAGTAGAACTTTACATGAAGGCACCGAAGATGCTATTCCATACACGACAGATTATATGTCTTTTGACAACAGAGAGACCGCCACGGATTTTTTTGAGTTTGCGGCAGAAAATACAGATGTATAATCGCCAAAACAAAATGTACTAATTAATTAAAACAAATTGTACATTTGAACGCTTTTTAACGGGCCAATAATTGTTGTTATTATGGGATTGCAAATTGAGAAGACCGATGTCCCTTTTTTTGTGTTTACTATATGCTTTATAATGCGGCCGCTTCCTGTGCGGTCAGCACTCTGTCGAATATCATGAAATTGCGGATATATCCGTTGAATGATCTTGCGGAGCTGCCTGTTCCTCCGAGCGTCAGCGTTATTGCGTTCTGCCCCCAGCAGTTCCAAGTGTCAGTGCCGTTGCTGCTCCATATCTGCACACCATCGCTGTAAAGTCTCTGAACGCTTGGTTCAAACACAAATGTGAGTTTCTTGTAAGTGTTTAGTGGAAAAGGCTGTGATGTGTTAGAGTCCGCGTCATACCTGTTTGCTGACCTTGACATTGTTAGGTATATTGACCCGGCTGATTGCATTCTGCATATTGCCGCACGGAAATAAGGTGTGTTGTTGACATAACTGCCGAACACATATGCGTAGTCGTAAGTGTTTATCTGAGTGTACGGCATTATCTCACAGTGGAATGTTTTTGCCGTAACCGCTTCAGTCGTCGTGAAATTGTATATGAGCAGACTGCTGTTTTGCAGTCTCACACCATCTGGTGAATATGACACGGAACCACTAACAGTCGGTGTCTTGCCTCCTATAATGTCCGTTCCAGTTGATGTCAGTGGAGCGTGAAATATCATGCTGCTATCCTTTTTTGTGTTGAATGTCTCCCTTCTCATAATTTATATCATTTATATCGGGTCATAACCCTGCACTTTTCGCACCTCCTGAAGCGTAAGTACACGATTGAACATTAGTATGTCCTTGTAATACACTGTTGTTGCATTGTTGGATGAATTATATGAACCGACATACCAGTTGTACCCTCCCCATCCTGTCGGAAGATATGGCGTGTATGCACCGTAAGTGCTGTATAATGCTCCGTTGTCATACAACCATCTTCCGCTTGATGACAGTGCGTATGCACACTTGTATTCCCCAGAAGTCCAGTTGTATGTCACACTTGTTCCATGCTGCATCACAGCACCACCCATAGGGATGTAATTTCCGACATCAAGTAACGCTCCATTGCCTCCGCCAGTACCTTTCATAAAGGTTGTCATGCCCGTAAACTCGTTGTTTGGGAAAGTCGCCGCTGACCACCCTGTATCAAGAGTGTAGGTTTTTGTGTATTGGTTATAACCCATAAACCTGTACATCCCCACTATACTGTCCCATACAGCCTCATATCCTATCCCAGTGTACACAAGACTGTTGCCGATTATCCTGTCCTGCAAGTCACCATCTACAGAAAGTGGGATGTAAAGCACGCAGCCAAGTGACTTGATGTATTCAAGATAACTGTCTTCGCTTTTTCTCAAAAACTCCCTTCTCATTTCCAACCTCCAGTCCATGATGAGTCGGAAGCCCATCGCATCTCTATTGCCGCCGGTATTGTGACTGGTGATGTGATATACTTCTGTGTATGCATTACCCCTATTGCTATGAGCATGAATGCGCACAAAATAGCGATTATGGCATCCGACAGTTTCTCTTTAAAAAAGCATTCAATCATTTTATTCATATCCTTGTATTTTTCTTATAGTTGTCAAGTCCAAGACTTTATTGAAAAGATAGACCTCTTTCATGTAGTATTGTGACGAGTAAAAGTATTGTGTTCTGTTCTTGCCAACTGTTATACCTGTACCTTGAGTACTCCAGTTTGATGGCAGATTCCCTGCATACTCGCTTGCGGATGCAAATGTCCCGCCATCCTGATAAAAGTGCCTTGTTAAGTTCGTATGGTCACACACATATGCTACATTTGCAAGTGTGCGTGGCCATGCATTTGTTCTTCCGGTGCTACCATATGCGGCAGAAAGAGCGCCAATAGTATTGTCCGTATTTCCGTTAGGGTCTATAGTGTTAAAATACCGATTGCTTGAATTGGTTATCACCTTTGCGGAATGTATTGTCGTAAAGTTGTCATCCGGGAACCATGTTTTGTCAAGCCCATTGTCAAGTATTGCAACATACGAATAGATGACACTTGACGGATGTGTTATCTTGTACATTTGTTCCGTGCTATCCCACTCCATGGTACCATTACCAGTAAGTTGTAATGATAACCCACTTATCCTGTCCTGCAAGTCACCATTTTCTGATAAAGGAAGATACATAATACATCCAAGCGATTTCAGCCATTTAATATAACCATATTCTGTTCTATACTCTCTTCTCATTATTCGTAACCTTGTATTTTCCTTATTGTTTTTAGATTCAATGCAGTTTTGAAAATGTAAGTTTCACCTATATATAATGAAACACCTCTATGGGTTGAGTTAGAATCAACAGGTGTTCTTGCGAGACATAGGTGATTGCCTGATGTAACCCAGTTTGCAGGCTGGAACTGTGCAAATATTGTATACTCAGCAAAAAAAGCCCCATTCTGATAATATCTTCTCCACCCGTTCGTGGTTGAGAAAGAGGATGCAACTTTTGTTACAGTTGAAGGCCAATCCGCAACATTTCCTGTGCTGTTATACAGCATGTCCAGTGCCTGACATGTTCTGAAATTATCACTGTAAGGTGTTACACCGTGCATACTTTTTCCTCTGGTAGTCGTTATTTTTTGTGCTATGTACAATGCCGAAAAGTCATCATTAGGGAATGTACCCTTGCCTATCCCATTGTCCCAGTACCCTATATCCTGACCTTGCGAAGATGATGTTGTGATTCTGTACATATCCAATGATGGCTCATAGGATATACTGCCGTTTCCGCTTAATGTAAGTGGCACATTGTTAATCAAGTCATTTGTGCCTGTAACACCGTCAAATGCGCAATAAAACACACAGCCTAAAGACTTAAGCCATTTAATATAATCTTCCGATTTTACAATATGTTCCCGTCTCATAATGCCGCAATCGCTTGGTTATACAATGTGTCAACATCTTTAATCGTGCTTGCCGCCAAAATGTTTGGAGTATAGGTGTTAACGACGGTTAAAGCCTTCTTGCTTTGCGATCTGAAGGAAGTGAGAACGGCATTCGCCTCCGTAAGCGAATAAAAGCTGTCTGCAAGCACGTTGTTGACCTTGTCTTCCGCCACTGCATACTCCAAGGAAGTAACCGACACCGAGTTGTAACAAACTTCTTTCAGCTCCTTGGCCTTCATGGTTGCGTATTCCTGCACATCTGGTATTGGAGGCACATACGGAGGTGTCAGCTGGCAGTTCACTACCTCCTGCACAGTCGCTGTCGGGTTAGCGATATAAAACTCCCTCTGCTCATCTGTCAGTTCACGGTAGTTTCTGTTTATCGTTGTGTTGATGTTGATTATTGTCACCTTAATCTCATATTCAACACCATTTCTCAATTTGAAGTAATAGTATTTGTCAAGTGCCATAATGTTATAATGCTAAATCGTTTCTTGATGTTATGAATGCGCCGTCTGCATTGCAGACAATGCCTATTTCAATGATACTGCTAGCATCAACACTCATTGTGCTGCCTGCTATATGTATGTTGGAAGAAGATACTGAACTGCTATTAAGCGTTATGCTGCCGATAGTGACATCAATAGATGCACTGCCTGAATTATATACCCAGATGTAATTGTCGGAAAGGTTGTTGCAAGTGATTGTGAGTGTTACATCTCCATTTGCCTTAATCATCCTTGAACAACGCTGGTTTGCAGCAAAAGTGACAGTTATAACACCGCTTGTGGCAGTGGAGTTCATCGCAGTGTGCGTGAAGTCATAGTTTGTAAGACCTCCGCCGGCTGGCCCCTGCGGTCCTATTAGCGAAGCCAGGAACTGCGCCTCGGTGCCGCTGTTGCCGGCATCGAGCCAAATCTGGTAGGCAGACTTGCCGTCGGACCCGTCGGTTCCGTTTGTGCCGTTCTGCCCGTCAGCACCCTTCAGTGATGCCAGGAAATCCGCCTCACTTCCGGTGTTTCCGGCATCGAGCCAAATCTGGTAGGCAGACTTGCCGTCGGACCCGTCGGTTCCGTTTGTGCCGTTCTGCCCGTCCGCACCCTTCAGTGATGCCAGGAAATCCGCCTCACTTCCGGTGTTTCCGGCATCGAGCCAAATCTGGTAGGCAGACTTGCCGTCGGACCCGTTGGTTCCGTTTGTGCCATTGGTTCCGTTCTGCCCGTCCGCACCCTTCAGCGATGCAAGGAAATCCGCCTCGGTTCCGGTGTTTCCGGCATCGAGCCATATCTGGTAGGCCGACTTGCCGTCGGACCCGTTGGTTCCGTTTGTGCCATTCGTTCCATTGGTGCCGTTTGTACCGTTCTGCCCGTCCGCACCCTTCAGTGATGCCAGGAAATCCGCCTCACTTCCGGTGTTTCCGGCATCGAGCCAAATCTGATAGGCAGACTTGCCGTCGGTTCCGTTTGTGCCGTTGGTGCCATCCTGTCCGTCAGCCCCTTTCAGCGAAGCCAGGAACTGTGCCTCGGTGCCGCTATTGCCGGCATCGAGCCAAATCTGGTAGGCAGACTTGCCGTCAGGTCCCTGAGGCCCATCCAGCCCTTGCGGTCCAGTTTCGCCCTTGATAACATTGGCAAATTCGATCACAGCCGACAGGGCTTCACCGTTGCCGGAACCCTGTTCAACTTCAAGGAGTGGTTGTGTGATGGTTACTGTCGCTTTCATGCCGTAATATTCTTTGCTATGGGTGCCTTCTTGAAATTCACTTTAAACGATGTTTCACCGATATTGACATACGATGTATCGTTGGGATTCTTGACCATAAGATCTCCATAATACTTTCCCTCAAATTCTTTGGTCACAGACCAGGGGATTATTACTTGGTAAACATTGTTACCGAGGGTGTTAATAGTATGCTCACTTAGTTTGGCCAGATATACACAATTGTCATCTGTGTCGTAAAGACCGCAGACCAGGTCGAGTTCCCCCAAAGGTTCGTCAAATGCGATTGTTATAAATGTAGTGTCTCCCGCTCTCATACTATTTGATTTCGATTAAATTGATCAATTCAACAAATACCAATGGTGTTCGACTGGTATTATCCTTCAGATTGCTGTCATAGCTTTCAGGATTGCACCATCTGGCTCTTAAAATCAGAGTACACCATCCTTCGATTTTGATTCCGTAATCAACGGCCAACAAAACATGAGTGCCAGTCCTGCCATTTTTCAGGGTGATTTGATGACTTTGACTGTCAGCATTGGTAATGAGCATTTCAAATCTCTTACCGCTGGGTATTCCGGATCCGAAGTATATCACAAGATCGTCGTAGATATTATACAGATTGCAATTCCATGCATTGCCAGCATCCAAAATGGTTGCAGCTTCATAATCAACATCCACTTCACCGATCCTCACTTCTCGCAAGGAAACGATGTCGCTGCTCATTACCTCCGCTTTCTGCGTAAGCCTTATGGGGATCGGATTTGGCAATCCCCCGTCATTACTCCAGGATAATATATCTCCAGTGATCGAGGGAGTGAATGTTTTTCCGTTTGTGCCATTGGTTCCATTGGTCCCGTTTGTGCCGTTCTGCCCGTCAGCCCCTTTCAGTGAAGCAAGGAACTGAGCCTCGGTTCCGGAGTTTCCGGCATCGAGCCAAATCTGGTAAGCTGACTTGCCGTCTGATCCGTTTGTGCCATTGGTTCCATTGGTCCCGTTTGTGCCGTCCCGTCCGTCCGCGCCTTTAAGCGAAGCAAGGAAATCCGCCTCGGTGCCGCTGTTTCCGGCATCGAGCCATATCTGGTAGGCGGACTTGCCATCTGATCCGTCTTCCTGTATCCGCTCGAACACGCTGTCGTCAATCCGTTCCCGTATCAGTTCATAGGTAACCCTTGCCCTGCTTCTCTTGAGAATGCTCGCATCCTCGAGCGTGACCGTATATTCATCAAAGTTCAACAGGTTCTGCTCCACTTTTTTGACCCTGATTTGCGTATCTGAATCCACAAAATCGGTATCCGACACTGTCACAGTGTCTCCCGGCTTCAAGGCCTCGTCCACGCCAGGACATTTTTCCCTGATGTACTCCTCGTCAATTTTCAATTCGTAATTCACCTTGGGGGCACGCATCTCGTTCAGTTCCTTCCGCCCAGCCGCCATCAAACGCTGTTGGGCGGTCTGGATGTAAATCTTCGGCAAGAGGATGTTTGTCAGCGTGTATTTATCCCCCACACCAATCTGGAAGGCGGCAGAATCTCCATCCGGAAACTCTTGCCCCCGGTCATCGGTTATTTTTTGCAATGTGAATGTGTGGGTGGAATGGTCGTAGGAGGCGACAGTGAAATCATACCCAGCCAGTCCACCGCTGTTGAAATGGACAGTCGCCCCGCCGTTAATGAGATATTTCGATTCGACCGATGCTACATTGGCCTGGTAGTTGGCATATATTTCAGCCGAATTGCTCTGCCCTGTCAATTCCAGATAGTACTGGTAATCGGCATTCGTGTCCGCCCACTTGGCGTTCAGGTCGAACATGGTGCTGTCCGAGAACTTGAGCACATCGCCGTTGTCAATGCCTGTCACTTCAGCCTCCCTTTCCGGGAAGATGTCGTCATAGATTCTCACACCCTCGAAAACGCCGTATGTGGACATCTGGGTGCTGGCCGTGATATAGCTGGTCGATTTTGTCTTGTTGGCCAGCAACAGCCGGTCGCAGGGATACAATCGAGGCAGGTTCTTGGTGCCGCCGTACACCCACATTTTGGTGATGATATTGTCCGAGTCGCTGTTCTTGCGAACGAGTTCGTAAAGCCCCCTGTGCGCACCATAGCGGAAAACGTGAGGAAATGTGCTGCCTGTCGTGCCAAGATTGATGGTGTTCACCCCGTTGGCCTCCGCTATTTCAAATTCGCAGTCAAAAGTGTCGCACAATGTCTGCAGCACCGAAAGACAGTTGTCGTCTGCACCGAAAGTAAGCTGGGTGTCTTCGTCCGTGTCCGGCGGATAACTGCCAAGCGCCCATTTGTTTGGGAAAACCCTGTTCGCATTGGCCACCAGCACGCCCATGAACGCCTGCAGGTTTCCGATGAAGCTGTCCCCCCGCACATCCTGTATTCCGAGCGTTGTGGTGTTGACATTGAGCAGGAAAGCTGCTCTGGCCAGATCATAGAGAGCACCTTCAAAACGCAACTTGATGCTGAACGAACGGCTTCCGGTTTTTTCCACCTCCGGAAGCTGGTTCATAGTATATCGTCTGCCATGCACCGTGATGTAGTCACCGATGCGGTAGTCTCCCGCTGAAGAGCCCTCCACCGACACGTCAACATAGTCGTCCTCCAGCAGAGCTCTCACGAGCTTTGCATCCGTCACATACATCTGTCCGTCGTGCAGCGGGTATGTCGTCACCCCGTCCTTTCTGGTTACAATAATCGGTTCCATATCGTCGATGTTGTCATGTTGCTGTCATTGGTAAGAGTGGTGGTCAGGCCGTCCACCTCTCCGCATACCACTGCGTAATAGGTCCCGGCGGCAGAATAGGTGTGTGAGAGGGTGTCGCCGTTGGTCGCAAGACCGCTTGTGCCATCCCCCCCACCAGATCGTCCAGTAGCGGGAACCTCCGGAGAATGCAACAGTCAGGGACTTGTTGGCCGCTGTGGTAATCACCTTGATGACGCGCTTCACAGGTTGCGGTTCCGTCAGCACCAGATCAAAGGTTCCGACCTGCCGGGAACCTTCATAGTTTGGACTCACGTCAGACTTTCCGCTCAGGCGCACCATGTACACCAGCGGTTTCTGGGAGCCGTCAATCTCCACTCTCAATTCAGCCGTTCCGGCATCCAGAAGAAGCAGTTTAAGCGTGTTCATCGTAGTGAGGAACTGGTCATGCGTCATTTTTTCCGTGAAGCATGACAGCGTTATCTGCCGCTCCTTCACGTAACAGCGCCCTGAGCTCATCATTATGCCGTGTTCGTTGTCATACGAATGCGACACCTCCTTTTTGATATCGGGAAGCAACAGCAGGCCTTTCCCCTTGCTCACTCGAACATGGTAAGTCCTCAGATCAATGCCGTTGAAATAGTATTTAACCGCCATAAGCCCTCCCTTCCAGGTTCGTTCTTCCGTCCTTCACAATCTGGTAAATCTGTTTGATGTATCTTGTATTCCGTTCTATGTCGTCAAGCCGCTGCAGCGAATGTGTCAATATGGTGATTTGCTCGGATTGCGCCATGCGCATTGCATTCATCTGTCCGGCAAGCACACCCGCCTGTTCCGCCGTGATGCCCTTGATGCTGCCTGTAAACGTGTCTGTTTCATTAATGGTATCGAACATGCCGCGTACGCCGTCCAGCACATGAAGGGCGTTATTGGCGGATTCGTTCATCTCGTTGCCGATCTGGGTGAGCCTTTCCTGCAACTCTTCCAAGGTCATGTCTCCTCTCCCATAATGCTTCCACAGTTCCGCAATTCTCTTGATGTCTTCCGAAAGCATATTCTCAAGCACACCCTTCATCAGGTTGGTCTTGATCATGTTGCGGACCATCTTGTTGTAATATGCCTCGAAATCGTCCACACTGTCCTTCCCTGACTCAAACGCGTCGGAAATCATGTCGTAGATGTCGTTGAAAAGCTGGTCTGACGTGACCCCGACCGTTTTCTCAGCATACTGGAGGATGTATTCTGCTTGCTCATGGATAAGCCTTGACAGTTCCATATATGCCGCTGCAATCTTTTCGGCATTTCTTTTAGGGTGCTTATCAAGTTTTGCAATAATAGCCTCTTGGGTCTTAATTTCATTATCAAAATTATCAAGCACCTTTTGATAAGCGTCCTCCTGCGAGATGTTGCTTATGGAATCTTTTAATTCTTTGTATCTTTTCTTCAGTTCATTAAGTCTTGCAAGAGCCTCATAATATTTTTTATCACTTAAACCAGACCAAAAGTCCACTTTTTGTGACTGTTTCTTTATCTCTTTAGCAAGATCTATTAATTCATAGGCTTTTGCATAGTAATCTTTTGTTTCCCATCCACCTTCTGCAATTTGCTTGTAGTATTCTATTGAACTGGAGTATTTGTCAACTGTTTCCTGGAGCTTCTCCAGTGCTTTGTCTCCATACAGGGCATAGTTCATGATTTTCTGAAGCAGGTCTGTCGCGCCGCCTATGATGGCGCCCCACCAACCGCCCCATGCCTGCGCACCTTGTTCGGCAGCCTGTATGTTTCCGACTACGTCGTTAAGTATAGTACCTGCAGTTGACAGGCTTTCGTTGCCAATGGATTCCCCGATTTCTATCATGGCGTCCCCGATTGCCGTGAGTTCGTCGAGTATGTTATCGGCGAGGTTTTTCACCATGTCGTAAAGGAGTTCCTTCGCCTTCTCCAGCGCGTCAGCATCCAGGATCTCTCCGCTGGAGGCTTTCTCGACGGCTTTGCGGTAGTTGTCTATCGCCTTGGTGAGGTTGTCAACCGGTTCAACCTGATCTCCGATGTTCTTGACATACTGTTCAAAAGCAGCCATCGCTTCGTCGCTCTTCATCAGATTGTTCAGGAACTCCTCGCTAACGCCGTTCAGTTTCGCAAAGGTTGCAACATCTTCTGTCTTGAACAACCCGGTCCTGCTCTTTTGGGCGAACTGGAATATCTTGTACAGCTTGTCGTACAAGATGCCACGGGCCTTCTTGCCGAGATTGGAGAAGCTTTCTGCAAGACGCCCCACCGCATCATCGACTTTGAAGGTGTTGAGAATGATGTCGGCAATTGCCTGCTTTTCCATCCTGTCCAGCATGTCGAGCTGCTCCTGTGTGGCGTGCTCTCTGATCGCATTCCGCTTCTCCTCATAGTCCCTGGTTATGGTGTTTATCTTATCCTCCATCGTTTCCGTTATGGAAAGGATTTCGTTATACACATTCTTCAGGTCGGACTCGCGTTTCTTGTCCGCATTCGCCCTCATTTGTTGCAGCATTTTTTCCTGCTCAGCGTTCAACGTCACCTGGCCATCGAACTCCCTGCCTGCCTCCTTCGCATTCGCTTCTGCAATGGTCCTGTTGTGTTCAAGCATTTCCTGCTCTATCCTGTCATTCGCCTGTTTTGTCTGATCATACTCGTATTCAATCAGCGCGATACGTCTTTCAATGCCGTCTTTGGCCAGCTCGGCATTCGATTTGTCGATGGCCTTCTGCATATTGGCCATTATCTCCTTGAGGGACTCGAGTGCTTTCAGCCTTTTCTCCTTGATTTCATTGATGCTGTTATCTGCGTTTCCTCCTCCGTTGCCTCCGCTTGGGCTGATGTCTATGTTGGAGATATCCGTCACAAGGCTTTCCGCCGACTTCACCTCTTTATTGACAATGCGCAGTTGCTCATTCACATCTTTGAGTGTTTTTTCCGTCGCCTGGAGATGGTCGTTGTAATATTGCCAATTTTTGTCAGATGTAACAAGTGGTTCTGCTCCGAGACCTTGAGAGGCTAATCCAGCATCGACTTGTCTTAATTCTCTCCACTTTTTCTCGTTATCTTCATACCATTTTTTATCATTTTCTGCCTGTCTTTTCTGTCTCAGGAGGTCTCCTTGCTTAATGTAAGCTTGTATGAGAAGTTCTGTGTTTGCCTCCGCTCTTGCTTTCTCCTTGATCTTGTCAACATAGTCGTTCACTGCGTCGATGTTCCCGCGTATGATCCTGCCGGTCTTGTCCAACATGCCATTGTATTGCGGTATCATCCTGTTGAGTTCGGCCACTGCCTTGCGCTTCGTGTCGTATGCGGCGGACTCGTTTTTTGTTATGGCGAGCAACGCCCGGACTTTGGCAATCTCCTCGTCATATTTTTTGGTGACCGTCTTTGTAGCGTCTATCTTCTCCTTTACACTCCTTTTGTATTCAGAAGTTGTCTTCTTAATCAGTTCAATATGGGCTTTCTGCGCATCTTCTGTTTTTCTCATGTTTTTTACCAACACTCCGGCAGCTGCTATTATTGCAGATAATATCGCCAATATCCACCCGATGACGGGAACTTTTTTGATTGCACTTGACAACAAAGTGAACCCTCCTGCAGCTCCCTTCGCCGCCGTTCCGGCAGCGGTGGTGGCCGTAGCATCAGCTGTCGCGGCTATGGCGTGTTTTGCGTGGGCGGCACCTCCTGCCGCTGCGGCAGCAGCCTCCTCCGCGTCCGCAGCTGCGGCTTCGGCCTGAACCTTCACCCAGTATCGCTTGAGCCCGTTGAGAATGACAAGGCGGAATGCACTGTCCTTGTCCAGCGTTTGCTGGAGCTGCTGGATCCCGACGGTTATGGCCATCAGGCTTTGCACACGGGCCATGATCGCCTGCAGTTTCTCCTCTTCGGCGCCGAACAGTCCGGCTGCACCTGCTGCGGCACTGAACGCACCGCTTAGTCCGCCGAGCCCGCTCAGCAAGCCTTGAGTGACTCGTTGGTCGTGTGCCAGGATTCTCGCTTGCGCAGCGGCATCGCCCATGGCATCTGTAAGTTTCCCTGCTTTCTCTTGCAAGTCCATATAGGCCTTGGAGTCCCTTAGTCCGGCAGCCTCCATGGCCACCAGCTCCTCTCGGACTTCCCTCAACTGCGTGCGTAATGAAACGTGTCTCTCTTCCGTGAGCTCTGAAGCACTTCCGACCTCCCGCATCGCAGTTTCGCTCTCTTTGGCCGCCCGGGTGAACTGTCCGTTCTTCAACAATACCTCGTATTCTACGCTCTTTGGCATTCTGTATTCTCTTTTGTATGTTATTCTGTTGTGTTTGTCAGCAGCTCCTGTTCAGCATCGCCGCAATGGCGTCGGCATTGTCGTCTGTGATTTCCACACTGGTTCCATCATTCTCGTTGTCGCTGTCGTAGCGGACACCGTCTGCCAGCATCTTGCATACGGCAGGCCACGATATTTCGTGGTGGAGATAATCCCATTTCCAGCCGAACCGGGCGATTATTGCTCCGCGCCTGCCCCAGGGTCCGTGCATTCCACGGTCTCCTCTATCCGGTCCGGGGCTATGCTTAGCAACCGAATAGAGTTCAAAAAATCCGACAAGTTGCACATAACGCTCACCGCCTGTGCCACCTCGATCAGTTTGCCGGGTGTCATGGACACCGTCAGCCACTCGGCCCTTTTCTCAATCCTCTTGCGATTCTCCCTGTAGCCATGGCGTGTCTTCACGAAGGACTCCCTGCCCAGAGACGCAACCGCAATGGCCATCGCCACACTGTGGAGATGGAGTTTGCTCAAGCGGCGGATCTCCGGATACGGGTTTTGGGTGCTTTTCAGTCTCTCCTCGTTGATGTCGATATCCTGGAGATAGAAATTGATCAGGTCCAGCACGGCCAGGGTGGGCTGCTGGATTTCTATCTCCCTGGTCCCTTTGATCTCAACGGGTTTCCCCCACGGCCATTTGCGTTCGTAACGGGTTTCATCCACGGTCACTTTCACGCCGTGTCCGAGCAGGTAGTCCAGTTCCCGGCGCACCTTGGCCGAATATCCAGCGTCTTTGTCTTTATTTTTCATAGGGTTGTTTTTTTGGAAAAAAGGCGGGGCGGAAGCTATCACCTTTCCACCCCGCCCGTCCGATCATCAAAATGGTTTGTCAATGTTCCGTCCATGCTATGAGCACGTGATCACTATGGCGGTGTTGGCGCTGATGTTCTTGATCAAGTATGCGTTGTCGTCGCCGACCTGCGTCTTCTTCTCGGTGCCGCCCACAGTGAACGAAGACAGCGTCTTGTTCGCATTAGGCGTGAACTGGACAAGGAGGTCGCTGCCGTTCTCAACAGTTGTCACGGCATTGAGGTTGGTCGTACAGCCCGTTGCGGACATGGTAACCGTCCGGACAGTTCCCGACTTGGGTATCATGTAGAAGGGCTTGTTGGATCCGCCCGTCACTGCCAGCGGAGTGACCTCCACATCAATGAGTGCGATACCCGTCTTGCTCAGCTTGCCGCTCATGTTGGCGCTGATGGATCCGTTTGGAATGACGATATCCTGGCCCTGGAGCGTGTGGAACACGAAGTATTTGTCAGACACATCTTCGGTGCCGTCCATGCCGAATCCGGTGCTGCCGCCGTCGTAGTCGGTCACGTTGGCGCCGCCCAACAGCATGGCGAGTGTGGCGGTGTCCGTCTCCATCACCTGGAATTTGAGCTTAGGGGGCATCTTCTCCTTCAGCTGCACCACAGGGATGGCGTTGTTTTCCTCCTTGTGCTCGGTCACGCTGGGGGCATCATGGCTGATTTCGCAGGTGTCGTTATAGACCTTGAACTGCTTGGTGCAATTAGACGCGCCGGATATGCTTCCGACGGGATCGGCGGTACCGACTTTGCACTCAATTAATCCTACTGTGTATTTTCCCATTTTTTCAGTGTTTAATTGGTTATTAAATTGGTTTGTAAAATCAACGGACCGTCACCCGCGTGCTGTCCACCTCGAGGATGTAGCGACGCTCCTGCGGCATACTGATGGTGCCCTTGTTGTAACGGCCGTATATCTTGTTGACGCTTTTGTCGGTCACATAGAGATCCACGTCGAAAAGCGGCTGGTCGCGTTTCAGGAGGCTGTCTATCACAGCCGACTGCTCTTTCACCTGCTTGGCAAGTGACCGCCGGTGGTTGCCCTCCAGAGACGCTGCTGTCGTGGCCACGGCAGTCGCAGCCGCCAGAACTGCCCATACTATCCAAATCCATTTTTTCATTGTTCGTCGATTTTGGTGATGTCAAGGGATTCCTTCACGGGACAATTAGCCGAATGGGGGCACGAGGGTATCTTCTCTATCGCTCGGGTGAGGCGCGACATCTGCTTGCGCAGCGAGGTGATCTCCTTCTTCAGAGGTTCCACGAAATACTCGTTCACCATCTCGCTTATCTTCCTGTCATTGTCAAGAGCTAAACCTTTGGCCTCCTCTTCTGCCTTGGCCTTCTGGCTGCGCAATGTGACGAGAGTCACGATCAACCCGCCGCCTAACAGCAGGTTCATCACTGACGATATGATACCGTATATTCCTATTGCCTCCATCTTCAATTCTTTATTTTTGACTGCAGCCTGAATCCCGCCTCCACGTCGGCCATGTTAGCCGGCACGCCGTTCTCGCAGTGGCTCATGGCGGCCACTATCTTGCGGTAGTCGCCGCCGGAAGCCGCCGTGAGCACCTTGTTGCGTCCCACGCCACTGCGTTGCACCACGCGGTTGATGTAACCCTCGGTGTTGTTCTCTGTGGGTGGCGCCCATGCGCGGATGATCTTCTCCACCGTGTTGCGTCCGCAGGCCAGGTATGAGCCCAGCACCACGAAAGCCGCACGGTAGCCGTAGGCCATGCTGCTGAACTGCTTGAATGCCCGGTCCGAGCCGGGGACCACTTCGCCCTGGAAGCGGTCCCGGCTATGCCGGATATTCAGCGGGTTGTTGTTCCGTAGCCCCCTTGGCGTGCTCATGGCTCCGGTTACTTGAGCAGTTGCCAGGTTGTTCCGGTCCAGACCACTTCGTAGCACACAGTGGTGCTGGCCACGCCCGTGAGGGTGGCGCACGTGGTGTCGGCGTCCTTCTTCAGGGTCACGTCGTACTTGGTCCCGCCGTTGGTCCATTTCACCATCAGTCTTGCTCCGGCAGGCAGTTTGCCGCCTGCAACGGCTGTGATGGTGGCTGCGGCTGCCAGGGCCGAGCTGCCAAGATCCACGAGCGTGGTTGTGCGAACCACGTCCACGCTGGCCGCGTTGCTCGACAACGTCGGGGTCAGTGTCTCAAAGGTCGGGAACGGAACCTGGACGTCCTTGTTTCTGTCGCTCTCGATTTCGGGGGCTGCAAAACCGTAGCTGGCCCCGGTTTTCTTGTTGATAAACATAGTCGTTTCTCCTTTCTTGATTGGTTAATGTTTGCTTGCGAGGAAACCGGAACGCTCCAGTTGCGCCCTTTTCTGGTCCCTGATCCATTTCGGGATGCTCGGGTTGTTCAGCGTATGCTCGGCCTTGCGGCGGACCTTGCGCTCCAGCTTGGCAGTGTCGCGGCGCAGCTTCCTTAGCTGCTGGCGAGAGGGTCTGGCTTCATTCCGGTTTCTTCTAAAAAAGCACATGATTCAGGGTTTTGTTATGCGTTCTTGCTGTAGATGGCCGCGATGCCCTTGCTGCGGAACGGCATGGCCACGAAGCGCATCTGGAATCCCAGCAGCCAGCCGCGGTAGTCGGCCCAGCGTTTCTCTGGTTCGCCGTCGATGGTGCCCATGGCACGCATCACCTCGCTCTTGCAGAAGGCGATGGACGAAGGCTGCGCGTTGGTGGTGCCGTAGTCCTGCTTCGTGCCGGAAGTGTTGTACTGCACGCCGTGGTTGGACACATACACCTTGAATCCGGCAAGCGTGCCGGTAGTCATCATGCGGTTGTAGCGTTCCACATCCTCAGTCAGAAGATCCTCCTCGTGTTCAGGACAGAGCACAAGCACACGGCCTTCCATCGGATAGTTGGCCTTGTTGAAGGCTGTGCGGAGTTTCAGAATATCGGTGTATTTCAGCGCTTTGTTACCGTCGCCACGATTGCTGCCCGAAGTGGCGATGACAGGGTGGTCTGAGGAATTGGACGACGGCGCGATGTTGTAGGCCGCGCTCAGCATCGCCTTGGTACGCAAGGCGGCGGCGTGCTGCATCACAACGCTCTGGCATTTGTCATACGAAGTCTCCAGCTCTTCCACATTGGATACGTGGGTGGGCTTGGTGTCGAACGTGGCAAGGGGTATCTCAATACCCGAATCGGTTCTCGTTGTCGGCGTGAGCGGCCACGTGGCGTTGTCTTTCACCACCTCGGGGTCTGCGCCCACCTGCGACAGGTTGATCTTGTTGTACTCCACCATGTGGTCCATGCTCGTAAGTTCGTTGAGCCAGCTTCCATCAGGGTAGAACAGGGCCAGAATGATGGCCGCGAAAATCTCTTTCAACATTTCTTTGTGGTTTTTTTTGGTTAATACTAATGTTTCAGCGTTGCCTGAAGTCTGGCAAACTCTGTCGGGTTCTCGGTTTTCATCCGGGCGAGGCCCTTGCTGTCCTTCTTCATCCAGTCGAGATAGGTCCAGTCTGCCCTTTCCGAGTGTGCTGCGCTTTGGGCGGCGAGATCCTTCAGGCTCTGTGATGCCTTGGGCTGCTTCGCGTCGATGATTTTCTTTACCGTTTCAAAGTCGGATTCGGAGAGCTTCAGAAAGTCCTCTTTCTCCTCTGCGGTGATTTTGCCGGATGCCACAGCTGCGTCCAGGTAGGAGCTGACAGCGTCCTTCCTGTTCTGCGCGATCTCGGCTTTCAGCTGGGCAATCTCCTGGTCTTTTGCATCCAGTTGCTGCTCAGCGGTCAAGGTTTCGTTCTTTCCTTCCATTTCTGTTGGTTTTTGTTGGTTATTGAATGATAGTCTGACCTCTTCGTAGGTCAGCACTTTTCTGTTCTCGTCATAGAGCACGATGGCGCCCGAGTCGCTGGGTATCGGGCAAACAGAACCCTCCATGAGCTCGCTCCGTGTGGCGGTGTCAACTGCTTCGATCGTGTGCAGATCCAAAATGCGGATGCCCATCGAGCAACCCTTCAGGAATCCTCTCTCCACCTTGCCGGCAATCTTGGCGGCCTCTTCGTCATCGGTGTCGAATACCGCGTCCGCCATCAGTTTGCCGTCCTCGATGCGAAGGTTCTCCCAGCGGCCGATCACCTGGCTGCTGTCGTGACGGTACAGCATCACCGGGTTCGCGCGGAACCTCTCCGTGTCCAGTCCCGCAAGATCGACGCGGAAACCGTAGCTGTTGGTCTTGCTTCCGTCACAAAGAACGAACGTGACGGGCTTTTTCTCTTTGTCTTCCTTTGCCATATCCCTATTTTTTAACTTGTTCGCTGATGTACAGGTCCTGGTATCTCTCGATTTGCGCCAGCAGCTCCGGCGTGATGTCTCCGTCCCACTCCATCCGGGCCTCCAGCCAGCGGTTGAGGGCGGTGAACACCTCGATGGCGTCGATCACGTTCGCCTTCTTGTCGATCCTCTCGATGGCAGCGGCCAGCTTGCTCACCTGGTCCACTATCTTGCCCACATCCTTCAGGTCGATATCCTCGTTGTTCAGGCGGTCAAGCAGGCGGCTGATGAGCACAAGGTTCTTGTTCACTATCTCCGGGCGGGTCACGTTCATTCCGGCCTTCTTCTCCTTCCAGTTCCCGGCCTCCACCCATTTGCCCAGTGTGGCGGGGCTCACGCCAACCTTCTCGGAGATGCTCTTCTGGCTTTCGCCCTGCATGTAGTACAGCCGGGCAAGCTCCTTTTTCTGTTCTGACTCCTTCTTTGTCATTCGATGATTGTTTTGGTCCGATGTATTTTAGGCTGCAAAAAAACAACCGTCCGGGCACCTCTGCAAATATTTTTATCACGCTGACTGATATATTTTTACATATTGTATGTATGTTGTTTTTTTGCCGCAGATTTTTATCCTATGGACATCACGAAGACCGAAGCTTACAAGCAGTGGCAGAGAGACCACGAACGCATACAGCGGGGCACCAGGATCGTTTCGGAGAGCCGGCAGGTGCAACACGCCCGGAAAGAACGCGCGAAGAAGGATTACGCCTTTTTCGTCAAGACCTACTTCCCGCACATCGCAAGGACCGCCTGCGGCAAGTTCCAGCTGGATGCCGCGTCCTACATACTGAAGAACCCGAACACCCGCGCCGTCTTCGAGTGGGCGCGCGGACATGCCAAATCCACGCACATGGGCGTTCTTATCCCGCTGTGGCTCAAGATCCAGGACAACCGCCAGTTCAACACGATGGTCCTGGTGGGCAAGAGCGAGGATTCCGCCGACCGCCTGCTGGCAGACCTGCAGTCGGAGCTGGAGTTCAACGACCTCTACATCCACGACTATGGACAGCAGATGAAAGCCGGTTCCTGGGCAGAGGGAGAGTTCACCACCGTTGACGGATGCTATTTCACCGCCGTGGGACGCGGCCAGTCGCCGCGCGGTATCAAGAAAAACGGACGCAGACCGGACTACATCGTAATCGACGACATAGATGACGATGAACTGGTGCTCAACGAGAAAAGGGTCTCCAAGGCCACGGAATGGGTGCTGTCGGCCCTTTTCGGCACGATGGAGGCCGGGCGCGGCAGGTTCATCCTCGTGGGCAACCGCATCGCCAAGAAGTCTATACTCACCAACATCGCCGCCCGTCCGGGCGTGTATCACACCATAGTCAACATCCTCGACAAAAAAGGCCGGCCATCGTGGTCCGAGAACTACACACTCGACGAGATCGCTACGATGCGCAGTTTCACCGGTGAGCGCAACTTCCAGAAAGAATATATGAACAACCCGATGACCGAGGGAGCCGTGTTCAAGGCAAAGGACATCCGGTACGGGAAGATGCTTCCGCTGAAGGAGTACCGAACCCTCGTGTGCTACACCGACCCATCCTTCAAAAACTCCGCCACCGCCGACTACAAGGCCACTGCACTTGTGGGCAAGACGCCGGACGGACACTTCCACGTGCTGAAGGTGTTCGCGGAACAGACTTCCGTCAGCGAGATGATCGCCTGGCACTACGACATCATGGACTACGTGGGCGGCAAGGTGCCCGTGCTATACTACATGGAGTCCAACTTCATGCAGGATCTCATGCTCGACGAGTTCGCCAAGGTGGGCAACGCCATCGGCCATCACGTACCCATCCGGGGCGACAACCGGAAGAAGTCCGACAAGTTCGCCCGTATCGAATCCATGCAGCCGCTGTTCGAGCGCGGGCTGGTGCTCTTCAACGAGAAGGAGAAGGAGTCTCCAGGAATGAAGGTGCTGGAGGAGCAGCTGCTGCTCTTCGAGCGCGGCGGACGCGCACATGACGACGCGCCAGACGCCCTTGAGTCCGCTGTGTGGATGCTCTCGCAGCGCACCCGCTCATCCAATGCCCGTTATGCAGTCATACAGCGGGCTTCACGAAAATTCTAACCCCATAAACCAAACACCAATGTTCATCACAGCATCTGAAATGAAAAACGTGCTCTATGAGTACCAAATGAACGAAATAGCGGAGGAGGATGCCTCCGTCATCGACCAGGGCATAGCCGCCGCCATCACCGAGGTGCGCTCCTATTTCGACGCGGCAAACGCCCGGCGCGAATCGGCCACCCTCACCAAGCAGCAGTACGCCGCATGGAAAATCTACGACGTGGACGCCATCTTCTCCGCCACCGGCAACGACCGCGACCCGTTCGTGATGAGGATGTGCCAGCGCGTGGCCGCCTGGAATATCTGCGAGCTATCCAACGTGGACATCATCCACGAGCATCTTCAGGAAAGATACGACAACACCATCAAGACACTGGAGAAGATCGCCGGCATAGGCGAGTATGCCAACGCCCGCATCGTGCTGGCCAACCTCCCGTCTCCGGAAACCGGCGGAGAGGACACCGCCACACCGGTGTCGGACAAACCATTCCGGATGGTGTCACGACAGAAATTCAATCACGAATAATAAACGACAACTATGCCTACACAGACCAAGACCAAAGCCAAATCGCCCACCATCGCGCCCCGCGTGGTGAAGAAGTCCATAACCCGGACCCGCAAGGACATCGCCGACTGGAAGCACGCCCTGCGCCTTGCGCAGCTCGCGCAGAACCCGCGACAGTATCTGCTTCAGGAGATCTACGACGAGATCGCCGACGACGCGCTGCTGACATCCCAAGTCAACAACCGGCATGAGCGCACCATAAGCGCCCCGTTTGAACTTGTGGACCAGAATGCCAATGTGGACGAAAAACTTACCGCACAACTGCAGGATCTGCCTTTCCTGCAGGACCTGTTCAAGGCGATGCTCGACAGCGAACTGTACGGCAGCACCGTGGTGGAGTTCTCCGGATCCGACGAGATGAGCGTCATACCACGCGCTAACATCGACCCGGTGTACGGAAGATTCTATCCCGACCAGTACAGCCCGTCGTACATTCCATACCGCGAGACATCCGAATATGGCAAATGGCTCCTGGAGTTCAACTCCGGGCACATCGGACTGCTCAACAAGGCCGTGCCGCACGTGCTCTTCAAGAAGTTCGCCCAAAGCTGCTGGTCCGAGCTCTGCGAGATATTCGGAATCCCGCCGCGCTACGTCAAGACCAACACCCAGGACGAGGCGATGCTGGCACGCGCCGAGGAGATGCTGATGCAGATGGGCGCCGCTGCCGCCTTCGTCATCGACACCTCCGAGGAGTTCCAGTTCGCCCAGGGCGTGAGCACCAACGGCGACGTGTATGCCAACCTCATTCGCCTGTGCAACAACGAGGTCTCGATGCTCGTAAGCGGCGCCATCATCGGCCAGGACACCGAGAACGGCAACTATTCCAAGGAGCAGAGCTCCATTTCCATCCTCGACCGCCTCGTGGAGAGCGACCGCCGGATGGTGGAGACCTATATGAACACACAGGTGCTTCCCGCCCTTGCCGCCATCGGCTGGATGCCGCAGAACAGCTGCCGCTTCCGCTTTGCCGCCGTGGAGGATCCAGACAAGACCTGGCAGCTGGTGAAGGACATCCTGCCCTACAAGGATGTGGACAACGACTGGCTAACGGAGAAGTTCGGCATACCCGTAAAGGACAAGCAGTTCTCGTTAGATTCCGGACTCGCCGCATCCGACCGTTTTTTCGCCTGACGGGCGGCCATCAGTCGCCCGGATACTGTGATTTTCATCTGGCCCTGCGCAATCTGTACGGGTTGCCCGGCACCGTTTCATTGGAGGATAATCCCCTTTTCGATGCCGTTTCACTGGCGTTTAAACGCGCCATGGAATACCTGCACAAACACAAGGGCTACAAGCCGGATATGCTGTCCGACGGGCCGCTGCGCGGGCTGATGGAGGCCACACACGGCACGCTGGCCGAACCCCTGCAGAAACTCTCCGTGTCGCAGGAGATACCGCCGGAACTCACCGCCACGCTCGACGAGAACATCTTCTGGTTCTCTGGGTTCAAGACCCACCACGAGCTGGTGGAGGCCTCCCGGCTGCTGAAGGACAGCAGCGGCGGGTTCAAGCCATTCGAGCAGTTTATGCGAGAGGTGCGCGCTATCGACAACACCTACAACCGAAACTATCTGCAGGCGGAGTACAACTTCGCCACGGCCAGCACCCAGATGGCGGTGAAGTGGAAGGAGTGGGAGAAGGACGGCGACCGCTACGACCTCCAGTACCGCACCGCCGGCGACAACCGCGTGCGCGAGGAGCACGCCGCACTCGACGGAACCACGCTGCCGCCATCCGACCCCTTCTGGAACCACTACCTGCCGCCCAACGGCTGGAACTGCCGCTGCACCACCGTGCAGGTGCGCAAAGGCAAGTATCCACGGAGCGACTCCAAGGAGGCCATCGCACGCGGGCAGGCCTGCACCGCCAAGCCCAAGCAGCAGATTTTCCGCTTCAACCCCGGCAAGCAGGAGAAAATCTTCCCGCCCAAGCACCCGTACTTCCCGAAAGGGTGCGGGGATTGCAAATACAAGCAACTCAGTTATGATCCCAAAAATCCGAATTGCCAAGCCTGCAAAGCTATACAAAAGTGTATTGACCGTGCTCCACTGCTTGCAAAAGTAACAGTGAAAGAATACAAGAACGGCGGAAAAGTGGAGGCTTACTCTATCATCGATAAAACCACAGACGACTACAAGCGCATTGAAAAAGCCGCATCCAAATTCGCCAGAGAAGGCAAAGTCGTTGTTATCACTCCAAAGTTTGACTCGCCGCAAAACTGTCCGGATTATGATGTCATATATGGCAGTCTTAAAGGGACAGAATACTATGGCAAGTGCCCGGACTTCAAAGTAGGTGAAACATGGTATGAACACGAGGGGTTTACCACGGCGAAACCCAAGAGAGCATTTAGAAATATGATGACAAATGGCCTCATACAATGTGATAGACTGGTTATCGAAGATCCTGGATTAACGAAACGCTATATGCAGCGCAGCATAGGAGAACGAATCAAAAGAGGCGAAAATATTAAAGAAATATGGATTAAAAAGGGATCTGATTTGGAATTGTTGTACCCTAAAAATACAGATGGCCAGTAATTGCTTACTGGCCCCCGCAGTCGATGAATCCGCAGAATCATCGCTGCAAAAATACAAAAAAATCAATACAAAACACAAATTGCTATGAAAAAACCTTCCAACGATGATTTATGCCAGATGCGCCGCATCCTGTTTTGTCAACTTCTACAGAAAGATTGTGAGCAAGACACCCGTGACGGCGGCAATGGCAGTAACAACGCCCAGGATGGCACTCAGGATTCTCCGACGGCGAATGCCGGCAAAACCGCCGTTATTGAGGTGCATCCTACCCTTATAGGTTATCTTTATGCCCAATTTATCCTGCTCAAGATAATGCTCCGACACAAGAAAAGCAATTATCTCATTGCCATCAGGGGCATTTAGGGAATTGAAAGAATTGCAGATATTCAAAAAAAATAATACAAACACCTAAAACATAAAAAAATGTCAAAGACAATCACTATCACTCTCTATAGTCCAAAAGAAATATGGGAAAAGTTCTGGGACAGATTCTTTTGGCCAAGGCGGAAAAAATGTGCGGAATGGTGTGAATGGGGAAAGATAACCTTGAATCAAGAATTATTTGGTGATGTATTGTGCAATGAGGAAGGATTAGATCTTGACACTGCAACGCGTATTGAATTGGCAATGAAAGAGAAGATTAAACAAGTATTCAAACAGATGGAAACATTAATGGTAACACCTTAATATAATCCACACAAAAACCATGGACGACCTGATCACCAACATACTCAGCGATCTGCAGAAAGAACTCGGCGAAGAGTTCGACAACAACTTCCAGCGCGGCGCCTTCTTCAACGAGCCGTGGCCCGACAAACGCGACGGAGATCCTTCAAAGCTCCAAAAAACTGGCACGTTGCGGAAATCCATCACCAGCGTCATCACCGGCAACCGGCTCAGGTTCACCACCTCCGAACCCTACGCCGCCATCCACAACGAGGGCGGCACCATCACCGTCACAAAACAGATGAACGCTTTCTTCTGGGCAAAGTTCAAGGAGACCGGCCAGCCGCATTGGAAACGGCTCGCGCTGGTCAAGGTCGGTTCCAAGCTGACCATCCCCAAGCGGCAGTTCATAGGAACCTCGCCCGAAGTGGAACGCGCTATCGAGCAGGTAATCGACGACAATGTGCGCGACTACCTCTCCAATCTCAATTTCAAGTAAATCGTTCAGAAAAAACTCAGCTGGTTCGCATCTGTGGTTGAACCGGGCAAGTCCCTTTTTTCCCTCTTCACACGGTTGCTGCCGTCGCCAATGTAGCCGTCACGGGCCACACCGATGCGCATATACCGGTAAAAGGTCTGCTCGCTCATCGGATACACCTTCACCACGTGGTTGCGGTATATGTCGAGCATACAGCCCTTGTGGCTCTGCGGCTGGTAGAGTCTGTCCACCATCCGCTTCACCAGCATCGCCCGGTCAACAACATTGTGGTGCATCAGTCTTCAGTGCTTTCAATGTAAACAGTCTGATAGTACAGGTCCTTGACAATATGTCCCCTTACCGACGACCTGGTGCGCATACGCACACGCTCCAGCTGGCCGAAGTGGACACCGTCGCTCCATCCCTGAAGTGCCTTGTGGATGCTTTCCAAAGTGTCATAATAGGCAAGTCCGGACTCTCGGGACGTTTTCTCGGCACGAACATTGGTCGGTGACAGCTTCTCCGATGCGAGTGTGATCCGAATCTCGACAATGCACTGCTGGATGCCCAGATCCCCGTCGCCCTGGAGCTGCTGGTAGTCGGATCCGTCGATGTCGATCAGCACCGCGGGCCATTTGATGGGAGGATCCTGCTCCTGCAGCTGTCCCCAGTCCACGTCGATGTACATCGCAGTTGAAACTTTCCGGTTTATTCTGTCCTGAATGGCTTTTACTATCTCCTTCATTTTTTTTAATTTGGCGCGAAAATACGAAAAAAGCCCCCTGAAAAGGAGGCTCAAAAGGCTTGTGTGTATAACTTTCTAATCTTTCGAGGCGAACAGTCCGACTGCCATGCGGAACTCCAGTTCGTCCTCTATCTCTGCGACCGACCGGCGCCACTCCGGATAGAGTGCCAGGAATCCCTCTACCTGCCTCACCGCATGGATGCCGGTGGTGTGGTTTTTCCATCCGACCGCCCTGGCTATTTCGTTCCAGGTTGCACCCAGCCGGCAGCGGGCCACATAGGCGAACTTGAACTTCTGCTCGGCTATGGAGCGCTTGCGGCATCTGCAGTTGACGAAATCGCAACCCGACATGTCGCGCAGAATATCCAACAACAATGCCAGCTCACTCCGCTCCATAACGCATGGCATTGTAGATGTTGATCTCGTTGTTCACCTGGTTGAACAGCGCCTCCTCGATTTTGCACGCCAGCACTGTCATGTACGGGTCGTCGGCATTGCGCAGCTGCGGGCACACGACAGTCATCACCGTGTCGGTCTCCGTGGCGTTCAGCTGCACCGTGTAGCGTTCGCGTCCTGGACGGTACATGTTGCGCATCCGGCTCCACAGCCGTTCCAATGTCTCGTATATTACCAGACCCTGCAGCGAGCGTGGCCCGCTGCCGTGAATCCCGATGTTGGCCGCCACCATCGCAACCGCCTTCATCTCCATCCCGTTCATCTTAAGCTTGAATCTTGACATAATATTGATTTGTTATTTGTTAGTTGTGTTATTGCCATCCCGTCTGTGGACAGCGGAATTCCCGGCGTTCCGCGATGGATCGTACACCATCACCGGCATCCTCAGCATCTGGGCGTCGTGGTATTCCCAGACCGCCCCTCTGCTTTCCGCCCAGTCGGGCAGCATGCAGATGGCGTCGCACTTCATCAGTTCCGGGATGAGCACCCTCATACACTGTTCCCATGTCCATGCTGATGAACACAGGCGAATCGGGTTCACGGTCTCATGTCCCTGTTGTCGCAGCCAGTATTCTGCCTGCGAGAATTTTATAAAAACCTCTCCAACGGGCAGATCTGAAACTTTTCCTGCTATATATACTTTCATCTTATTGATAATTTGTGGGATGAGCCGGAATCGAACCGGCGCCTGGCTGCGCACACACCCGGAGTGACCAATTTTCCTATCATCCCTACCATCTCCTTTCACGTTATCTTTCCAGCTGTCAGATGTCCTGTTCCATCCGCCACCGGCATCCATCGCCGGAACAATCCCTGCCGTGCTGTCGGCCCTACTTGGAGAATCTCTTTTCAAAGGGGGTTATTCTTCTTTTTTGGGTTCCACAAAGAACGTCTCGTCCTGCACCACAGTCACACCCACCTTGGGGAACAGGGCGGCCACCTCTTCGTCCTCGCGGTCGGCCAGCAGCTTGTCCTTGGCGGGTTCCTCTTTGGTGCGCACATAGTTGGGAAGGAACTCCTTCAGCATCTCTAACACGCTCGCCCAGGTGAACCCCTTCCTGGTCTTCAGCGTCGGGGTGCCGGTGCGGAAGCCGAGGGTGCCGTGGGTGGTCTCCAAGCTCTTGCGTTTGCTGAACAGCTCGTCGCGGTTCTCCATCGCGTAGGCCTGCAGGATGTCGAAAGAATTGTCTTTCGTCTCGGCCAGCTTTGTCAGCTCGTCCTGCCACTTTTCGCGGATCTTGGCCATCTGGATGTCCATCTCGGCGGTGATTTTCTGTTGTCTCGCGTCCGCCTTCGCATAATCGGCGAATGCCTGTTCCATCTGTTCCGATGTGATGCCGCTGTAAACGGTCTTCTTTTCTCTTTTCTTTGCCATTTTTCTTAAAGGTTTTAATTGTTGGTAAATAAATCCAATTGCCTTGCTTGCATTAGATGTTTCTTTAATTTCCCGGACCAGACATCTATCATGTCTTTGTCCCATTCTTTTCGCTCCTTGATTGATTTTAGGCAATGTCGTATAGCTTTTACCAATGCACATTCCCTTGATGTTGAACTTTTGTTGTCGAATTTTCCTCTATAGCTGGGCAACCCACTACATGGCGGCACCCCGACACCTGCATCGATTCCATATTCCCATGAATAATCGGTCTTAGCAAGCATTATTATGAGGAATTTTACTTTGTCGTCACATATCACTATTTCTTCCGGATTGATACAGACATCATAGATGTTCCATTTGAATCCGTCAATTACACGGCAATCCCCATTTGTGCCAATTTTCATCCGCTCTGGTGTGGTGTAGGATTTCTTGTGAGATTTGCTATAGTGATTGTCCATAACTATTCGGTTTTAATTGGTGGTTAATTTCAACTTATTTGATTGTTTGTTGTTTGTAATAAACCTTATAGTATTTACCCCGGTCATCTTCGCCGGATTCGTGGTCAACACCTCTGTTTATCTTTGTCTTACCGTCCAGTACAATGTCAGAGTCAAATTTCCGCTGATACCGTTTGACAGCTTGTTTGTTCAACCAAAACTCTTCTAACTTTATCAAAGGATCTTCACATACTTCAACGGTTTTCATCCAAAGTTCAATAATGTCATCCTGCTTCAGGACATCATGGTAAAACTGAGCATCGTAAAAGTTGTCTTTATTTTTGAAGAAAGACTTTGCTCTTTCCAGTAATTCCGCAATATCATTCGGCGACGTTTCGTAAATCCCCGGTATAATTCGTTTGATAAACTTAGAGGCAAAAAGCATCATTGATTCCGTGCAATTGTAACTGTCCGCTCTTTTTTCCACGGACAAGAAGTCACTAAACCACAACTCTCTTGGCCTTGGCTTCCCCGTTGCCTCAAACGCATAGACAACATAACCGTTTTCGCGATCTTTGTTGAAAATCAAACAGCCTTTGTCAAACGAAGAAATCCCTTTTTCAATTACGAAATCAATGCCGTTGTCTGCATTGTTGATTATTGAGGACAATACCATGTCTTCTTTCTCGCATTTGAAAATTCCAACCGCATCCACGGTGTCTCCCTCGACGATAAAATCTTTGAAATAAAGCACCGTCATCTGGCCTCCCTTGTCATTAATTCCTACGGTCACATCATACAGGTGTCTTGCAAGATTCTTGGACTGTTCGGTGAAGCTGTCCGGATTGTCGAAAATCCTAGTTGTCACGTCATAAACGAGATTACATCCCAATGATGACGGATGGAAGAATTGTAGTGATCCCTCATCTTTAAACGGCTCTATGCACATATTCAAAAGAGCCATTCGCTGCAGTTCACCTGTCCCAGTGAGCACATCGGACATGGAACAACCGGTGGCAGCAACTTTATTGCCCACTTTGTGGGTGATCACTTTCGCAATGTTAACATATTCGGTGTAAAACATAATTATTGGGTTTTAATTGGTGATTAAATTGGATTTTCTGTTACTTCTTTTGTAGGGCTCGATCGGTGTCTTCTTCACCAATTTCTCCCCTTGGAACTCCACCACATTCGCCTTGCGGAATTGGAACTGGCCGACACGACCGCGTTGGCGTTTCATAGTTTCGCAGATGTTACCTTTGGAAAGGGAATATTTTCTGACCGCATCGCTAACACTCACGTGTACCGACACAAAATTGCCAGCCAGATCATACACGGCCACGGGTACGAAACGCTTCGGTGAGCAGCCTTTGTTTTTCGAGTGTTGACCTTTTTTCAACCCCTCCAATATCCTGGCGCGCTTCTCCGGATCGTCGGTAGGCCATTGGTGCATACCTTTCAACGGGTGCGGTTTCCGTTCCTTCTTCGGTTTCACCCATACAGGGTCTAAATACAGTTCCATAACGCCTAATTTTGCATTGCAATTCCTAATTCCACATTCCGCATTGCCGACAGGGACTCCTGCTTGTGGCAGAACTCCGCATACACGCGGGTGAGCGCGTCCGGGGAGATGCGGTTGAAGCTGTCGGCCTTGGCGGCACGGCAGGCAATGGCCTTCACGTAGTCCATGCTCGCGTTGGTCACGCCGCGCAGCTCCAGCCAGCGGTAGATGGCGCGGATCACGCCCTTGCGCTGGCGGTCCAGCTTCACGCGGTCGGGGTCGCCGTCACGCTTCTGGTCGGTGCGCTCCGCACGGGTGTCGCGCCGGTCGTGCCCGATGAGCGTGCCCTGCAGGAACTCCGTCAGCTCGCGGCACTCCAGGAAGGTGAGCTCCGAGGTGTGGCAGGTGCGGCCCTCGGTGAACTCCAGCACCACATCGGCCATCGCCTCTTTGTCGAGACCCAGTTGCCCGGCCAGCCACCACAGCCGCCGGTTCTGCTCCGTGGTTCTCAGATTCGGGGTCGCGGTCTTCATCTCGCACCTCCTCTCAGCATCACCTGCACCTTCCGGCGCAGACTGATTCTCGGCAGCTTCCCGGACTTCAGCAGCCGGATGAACTTCTCCTTGGCGACGAGGCCGTACATGCCGCCGCACACCACGCCGTTGTCGTCGTAGAAACTGATGTTCCTGACTCTCGGATAATAAACTGTTGTACTCATAATTGTTGGGTTTTTTGGTGATTATTTAAGTGAATTATCGATTATTCAAGCCAATGATCTGCGACCCTTCCTCCCAGATGGTATATACCCCGCCGTTCTCGCCTATGAAACGGCCTTTGCTGTAGGCGCGGTAGCCTTCCACCCAGATCTTCAGCGAGGCATCGTACATCACGCTCTTGGCGGCGCGGCCGCTGGGCAGCTTGCCGTCGGCGTGCGAGATGAGGATCAGCAACTTGCTGGCCAGTGTCTGTTTCAGTGCCAGATAGCTGCGGTAATCCAAGCCGGTGTACTGGAAACTGTCGATGATCACGAAGTCCGCGCTGCGCCGTTTGGCCAGCCGTTCCTTCAGCGCCTCCATCGGCTCGCTCACCACCTGGAAGCGGCCGCGCTCCACATCCTGCAGCTGCGCTATCTTGTTGCGGAACGTCAGCGAGGTGCCCTCCTCCAGACTGTCGTACAGCACCTTGCCGAAGCGGCTCAGTTCGCGGCACAACTGCACCGCAAAGGTGCTCTTGCCGCTGCCCGACTGCCCCCACACTATCCACGTGCCCACGCGCTCCGGGCAGCCGAACGCCTCCAACCACGCCCCCTCGAAAGGGAACGTCTCGTAGCTCTTCCGGCAGATGTCTGTCACTGACAATGCTTTTCTCATAGTCTCGTGCGTTTAGCGGTTGGCCTTCATCAGTTCGTCGTAGATGCGGCGCGGAGAGCAGTCGCACTGCGCAATCAGCCGCTGGATGTTCACGCCCGTGCCGGCGTTGGCCTTGGCAATGAGGGCGGCGTGCAGCCGTTTGAACTCCTGTGTCTCCTTGTCGCTCTCCGGAGTGGCACGCTGGTAGCGGCTCCCGTAGCGGCTGAAAATCTCTTCGTAGCCCACCTTCTTGTATTCGATGCTGCGGCGGATCTTCTCACGGAGGCCGTCAGCGCCCATCATATACCACCCGCAGCAACGCTCGGTGGCGTTCCAGAGGGCTTTCAGTTCCAGAAAGGCGGCATAGTCCAGGTCTCCGGCTTCGTCCAGTATCACCAGCGGACGGGGCAGGCTCCGCAGATAAAACACCAAATCTGCGTACACATCATTATATGTGCCGACGCTTCCCACCCCGAACTCCCTGGCGATTTGGCGGATAAGTCTCTGTTTGGTCTTCACTTGCGAACAGTCAATATAGACGGCGTTGGCGTGGCTGCGCACGTAGCACCGCGCCGTGTAGGTCTTGCCGATGTCGGCCACATCACACAGCATCCGGCTGCTGCCGTTGTCCTGGCAGAACTGCAGCTGCCCTGTCACGAACTCATACACCGGGGTAACGGCGGTCTTCCATTCCGGCAGCGCGTTCAGCGTCACCTCCAGCTTGCGGGCGATGCTGATCCAGTTGCTGTCGCTCAGCACCCGTTCCCAGTCACCGCGCATCACACGGCTGTACTGGCTGCTGCTGATTCCCAATGCCACGGCGAACTTCGCGTCGCTGGCGTAGTGCGGACGGCGTTCCTTCATCGCCTCCACAACCTTTTCCTTGATTTCCTTACTGATGTTCATTGTATTGGTGTTTTAATTGGTTTGAAAATTCGTTGCTATGCCATTTCAATGGCGTATTCCCGGTAGTTCTCCACCGCATACTTCCTCTCTAATGCCTCCAGGTCGTCATCCGCCGGACGCGGGGAGGCGGGTGGAACAAGGCTCGCGCCTCCAACCTCCCCTCCGACGGACCCTTGCAGGGTTTCTCCGAGGCCTTCCGGCATCTCAGCCGGTAGAACTTTGATGTTGGCTATGTTGTCCTTGCCTTCGCGGACAAATTTGTCGAACTTGCTGATATACTTGCTTTGCTCGGTCATTGCGGCGGTGTCGGCCTCCGTCCATTCCGCCTGTGCCGTGGTGAAAGTCGCAATCTGTGCGGCTTTGCCCACATACTGCCCGTTCTGGTACAGGTACACCTCTCCGATGGTGCCGTCAGTGTCATCCAGCCAGTAGGCATCCACACTGTAGTTGCCCGGCTTCAGACGCTTCAGCATCGAAAGATCCTCCAACTGATAGTCGGCATACTGCACCTGCACATACTGGTTGCGCTGGATCCTGGTGGATGTGTGGTTTCCGATGTAGCGCAGCAACAGGCTGCGGTTCATCGGCTTCAGCTGCGGGTTCAGGTTCTCGAGGAACACCTGCATACGGGTCTTCCCCGGATAGGTCTTCTGGTCGCGGTGCAGGCCGTTGTTGTAGGCCTCGATCATCTGCATATCGTCAGCCACCAACTGCTCGTAGCTGTAGGTTTTCTCCTTGATCTCGTAGCGGTCGGTCTGATCGTTGTAGAACCGCTCGCCCTCCGTCTGGTTAACGGGGAGCTTGGCATACCAGCGGCCGATGCCGTCCTGATAGCGTTTCTCGTAGCCGTACTTCTTGGCGCGGTTGAACTGCTCAGCGTGTTTCTCCTGCGAATTCGTGGGGGCGCACCAGCGCACGAACGGGAACAGGTTGCCCGCCCGCATCAGGTCGTCCTCGAACTGGTTCACCAAGTGATTCTCCACCTCCATCTCCAAAGGCAGACCCAGACCACGCCGGTCAAGGAAGCGGAACATATCGCGCAGGCAGCCTATATACAGATCCGTGTCTTTCTTGCGGCTGTAGGCCGCGCCGATGAGGGCGCCGCTGCACACGTCGTATGCGTAGTAGGCCTTCACGCGGTTGCCGTCGTGCATCTTGCGAGGCAGGTCACGGTCGTCGAGACTCACCTTGCTCAAGCTGAACATCGCGTTGTGACGGTGGTGGTGCGGACGGCTCAACGCGCCGAACTTGTGGTAGCTCATCCGGATGCTGTCGATCAGCACCTTGTTCTCGGGCGCGTTCACGATGTTCCACACCGTGCTCTCGCTGATAGTGAGGGGTGAGCCGTTCTCATCGGTGAAGTCGCGGCGGTCGAAGATCTGTCCCGTGCGGCTATCCACCACATCGATGCCGGCGGCCAGGAACTGCATATACTGTGCGTGTACCCAGTCGGCATACGGGTTGTTTTTCTGGCAGTAGAGCGAAAGGATCATCCACTTCACCGCCTCGGTCACCTTCCGGCTGTTCTGGTTGCAGTAATTCTTGTGTATAAGACTCTCATAGTCGGGAGTGCCGTTGTGGAAGTAGGCATTGTAGCGGTCTCGAAGGCGGCGTTCATTCGATGGAAGGGTGTGCGGGAAACGGTCGCGGTTCACGGCGTTCACGTCAGCGCTCACGCTGGCGAAGAGTCCGTTTTTGCGGTTGCCGCTGATATTGCAGGCGTCGCGGCGGCCCTTGCGGATGATCAGCATCTCGCGCACTGCGTTCAGCACGATGGCGTTGTTGTAGTACTCGGTCTGCACGTGCGCGGGCAGGGGTCTTCCGTCGGTCAGCTGGTAGTCGGCGTAGAAGCTGCGGGCATCGGCATCCTCGTGTATCAGGCTCTCAAACACCGAGATCTGAGGCGCACCCTCCTTCACGGCTGCTTCGCCACGGTTGGCCAGTGCGCGGTCCACCTTGGTCTTCAGGGTCATCGGCAGTGTGTCGTAGGCCACCACCGCCGGAATGCCCGGAGCGGACCGGTGCAGCACCTCAATGCGCTGCCTTGCCACGTTCTGGTCATAGGTACCGCGCTTCATGATGCCGCTTTCCCAAAGGAAACGCGCCTCAAAGCCCATCCGGCCGTTATAGCTTGCCAGTGTGTTCATCCTGTACCTCCTTTATTTAGTCATTGATGGGGACACCCTTATATTCCCTCACGGCCACCGCTCTGATCCGGCGCGATGTCTCGCTGTCGCTCTGCCCTAAAAGGGCCTTGCTCACCCAGTTCATGCTTACGCCGAACCGTTTGGCCAGCATCTTCCTGTCAGTGCCCTTCGGCATCCATACCTTTTTCGGTGTTGTTTTCTCCGCCATATTTTTTACATGCTGAATTTATATTGTCTGATAATGCGGGCGCAGATACGCTCTTCCGGCTTCGCTTTTGCGTCAAATGGCTTAATACCGTAAATTATATCTACTTTTCTTAACTTTTCACTAAGTTCTTTCGTGTAGCCCGTGATGCAATGTCTCTTGTTTTTCATAACCTTACATTTTTTATTGTAACTCGTATTTGTATTTATCGTATTTTTACACGCTGGTTTGATTATCAAACAGCGCGGCAAAAATACAAAAGATTTCGTCACTCACAATAGAAAAATGCAAAAAATTTCGCCAATCAAGGAAAGAATATTGAAATTCGCTGATACATTGAGTATTAGCAAACGCGAATTTTACAAAATAACAGGTATCTCACGTGGTACTTTAGAGTCTTCCACCGGTATTACCGAAGATACTTTGGCGAAAGTTGTCGCCACATTTAAAGATTTGTCTCCGGAATGGATTCTCACAGGTGAAGGCGAAATGTACCGGAGTTCTAACACACACACTTGCTTGCAAGGTGCTGAGAACCAAGGCAAAGATACAAAAGATTTCAATACGACAGACAACAAAGTTATAAACAATATTATTCCTGCGGCGCACCTTGTGACCGAGCCCGGCACGGGCATCCCTCTCATCCCCATAGATGCGGTTGCGGGCTTGCCGGTGGGCGAGAGTCTTGCCGCGCGCTTCATCGACTGCGCGCACTATGTCATCCCAGAGTTCGCCAACCTCAACGTGGAATATATGATTCGCGTGTCCGGCAGTTCTATGTATCCGAAGTATAGCAACGGCGACATCCTTGCCTGTCGCCGGGTGCAGGACGTGCTGTTTTTCCAATGGGGGAAGATCTACGTCATCGACAGCAGCCAGGGCGCACTCGTCAAGCGCGTGTTCCAGGACGAGGATCCTGACCGCATACTCCTGGTGTCCGACAACCGCGAGCATTATCCGCCGTTCAGCATCCCCAAGAGCGACATCCGCAGTCTGAGCATTGTGGTGGGTGTGATCCGTCTGGAGTAGCGCACAGGTGTACCCTGCGCGCACCTCCCGCACACACCTCCACAGCACCCCCAAAAGACGCACACACGCGCCAAAATCGGCAAAAATAGGTTACAATACTGATATTAAGCTGTTTAAGACTGATTCAAAGGTGCAAAAGTGGTGAAAAATACCCCGCTCATTTCCTTGTTTTTGCCGAGTTACGTGAAAAATTTGGCGCAAACACCATTTTCAATCCGACTTTTCCAACACAAAAAATGTAAGTCTGTTGTAAGTCTGTTTGTAAGTCCATTGTCAGTCTGTCGGCAAAATCGTGTACAAATCGCAGCCGTTGCAACCCACTTTCAATGGTATAAAAAGGCGTTCGGATCCGTGTGATTCCACCCGTTTCATCCTGCACACCTCAACACACGAAAAAGCCCGCAGAATCGGCCATTTACAGCCATTCCACGGGCAAAATACAACCTCTGCAAACCCCGATTAAACTTTTGCTACAGAAAACGGGCTCCTCGCCCGTCAAAAATTAAACCAAAATATAAGTTTTGGTACAGTTTGTTTTAAATAGGTAATCCAGCGAGAATCATTGTAAATAATTGTTTTTCAGGCGTTTTTTCAAACAAAAACATCACATGCGCGATGTACATTTTGTTGTGAGCCCCTTAGATGTGGAATGGGGATTTAACTCAACGGACAGTCATACTTACGTGGGTACATCTCATCAAAGCGGGTTCAATGCTATTCCCATTCCAAAAGGTAATAATCTTATTCAAATTCATAGCCATTCAAAACCATCTGATAGGTTAAGTTCTGGTTTTGAGGGAAGTGATGTTGATATGATGTACAAACATCCTGGAACGTTCAAGGTTTATGAAGCTTTCAAGAAGAGCTATATTTCCATAGACCCAACAAATTCATCAATAAAACACGAATTGTCCCATAATCTTCAAAAAAATATTTCTATTTTGAAAAAAAATCATCCCATTATGAAAATGCTATATTGTAAAAGACTAATCATAATTTTATTTGCCATTTTTTTTCTTGTCAACAACAATTTATATGCAAATATTGGAGATTCGTCAAAAGTAAACTTAGTTTCTTTCAATAATAATCAAGTAAGAAAGATATTTAAAACCATTAGTGATGAGAGCAACCGTAATCACAATCAATTTGATGATTTCATCATCTATGGATTTGAGCAAGACGGCGAGGAGTATATAACTATTTTTTTTAATGACCGATGGCTTTTGCCCTATATAAAGAAGTCAATAGAATACGATCTTGGATACTGTGTAAAAATACAGGGATATATGCGATATAAAAAACACAACTGTTTGTTTTACGTTTTGCCGGATTTTTTTCGCAAAAAGAAAAGGCGAGTGGATATTCCAGATCACATATATAGATTGGATAGTAAAGCGGCGGACTATATCACAAGAAACTTTTCGTGCAATGATACAATATTTACAAATATACATTATAGAGGCATAACATACAGATATAGAAACGGAAAGTTTGTTCAGCAAGGGGTCACTCTTATTAATGGTTCGATTAAGTATTATGATCTATGAGTTCACATTAATTCGTTTTTTCTATAATGTTTTTAAAATAAACAGCCAGTATAATTGCGATAATTTTTGTGTGTTGCTATTTTTACCGTCCCTAACCGTGACGGACGTTTAGGCCATCTTTGCCACAAACTTAACGTTTATGGCAAAGAGCAGCACCCGCAGGGTAACCCATCTACATCAACGGCAAGGAGGTGTATTCCTCAATAAATGTTCATATTATGTGCTATTTTAGGTTTCCCGTCGCACACCTAAAGGCGTGCGGATTCATATCGGGCGTTCATCTCTGCTACCGGGCTTGGCAGACCTAAAGGCCTGCCAGCTGGGGTGCATGTAATTGTATTTGAAAAAAATGTTATATTTGCCTCGCATTGTTACTTGGTATGAATCAGCCCTTTACATATACGACAACCAAACTGCATTTCTTGCTTGCTTCCCCTTTCACCTTCTCCGCAAAAGAGAAGGATACCGAGACCGGTTTTTCCTACTTTGGCTCAAGATATTACAGCAGTGATTTGAGCATCTGGCTGAGTGTCGATCCGCAGGCCTCAAAATACCCACACCAATCAAACTATGTTTATTGTAGCAATAATCCGATAAAAGTAATTGATCCTAACGGGGAAGATGAGTATGAATTCGATGAGTACGGGTGCTATATAAGAACTATAACAAATACCCAAGCGGATATCATTCACATTGTTAATGGTGACGGGGAAAGGACTGCGTCCTCTCAAAGTTTTTCTTACGGATCTGTTATCTCACAACCCAACAACGATGTACCATCAAATAATTCAACTCTCCCAGATGCGACTATGTTTCAAGTAGTTGACGAAGGGACAGCAAGTGCTATTTTTGAATTTTTTTCTGAAAACACATCCGTTGAATGGGGAAATGTAAGTGCAGAGACCAAAGATAATGGTTGTGAATATACCATAGGCACAAATCACATGGAAGGGAAAAACAACATTAGCGCCATAGTAACAAATCAGGGAGCCGTTGTGGATCGTAGTGTTCATAATCATCCTAATGATATTAATTCAGTTTCAGAAGGCGACCATAGAGGGGCTATCCTATTAGAACAAATCAATCCCAATGTACAATTGTTCAACTACACAAGAAGTCATGGATATACTCAATATAATCGAAACACAGGATATGTTGACAAAAACGGAGTCTCCCATTATCCTACGTTGCGAGAAGTAATAATAGATAAAAAACCATAGTTGTTATGAAGTACCCAAGATATTTTATAGTTTATTTATTGCTATCACAACTATGTTTGTTAATCATTCAACGTGTGCATGGTCAAGTGAGCATAAATCAGTTTTCTCCTATTGTCATGAAATGTGAAAATACAGCACATTTTAACCAAAGTACTATTGATACGGTTGCTATTGCAAATGTACGGTTATGTGATAGTGTTTTGCTCCATTTAGTAAAAGAGACAATTCTGACAGAAAAAAAATGTCCATATTTTGATAGTAGTACTGTTGCCATTTCATTACGTGTCATGGGTGTGGCAGATTCTTTAGAGGTAAGAAAGGAGGAATATTGCATTCGTATTTCTTTGTGGGACATCGGTAGTCTGTTATATCTAAAACCCGTATGGTATTTTAATTTTGATGAATACTATGGGTTTGTTTATGGCATTCAACCTGTTTTGGATTCTGTTGCGCTATTTCGTGAAACAGGTGAATATAGGTCCTTTATGTTTGATAAGACTTCCGCAGAAAAGAATATATTTGAAGATGACAGTCATTCCTTCTATGAGTATTGGTTGTTGAATCATAGATGGTACTACGGATCAAGCATGTACTGTGAGTAA